GCACCTAGGTCTATCTCTTTTGTTGTACTCACTTGCTGTTCCTCTCGGTTGTTATTTCTATTTCTCCGCATTTAATGCATGCGAAGTCAGGACAATCTTTCTTATATCTTGCACAAACAATCCATCTATATGTGTTGTCTTCTCCACAGCTATTACACTCTGGACTATAGATATGACTGCACTTAGTAAACGCTTGATCGACTACCAACTTAGTAAACGCCTAACTCTCTACTGTTTCGGAAAGAGAGAGAGGTGCAGGGCGAATGCCCCACACCTCTCTCGATTGAACTAGACTTCTGCTAGTTCTACGGACTTGATAAGTACACGGGTAAGCGGTGGCTTGCGGTCACTTAACTCAACTCCCTGACGAACATCGAACTTGGTGTCTAATTCACCTACGATATTCACTACTGGTGTAAAGCCGTTACCGTCTTGCATCTCGCGCAGTCCTCGCAGTGTGCTTGCAATGCTTTCGTCAAAGCAGGCTACTGGGATTGTGAACTTGGCTCGTTCGCTTCCAACTTTCTGGGTCAACTGACCTACAATCATCAAGCCGTACTGGTCGAACTCCTTGATGTTCTTTAACTTACCTGTCACTGTTAGTTCGTTGTTCATACCTTGCTCCTTTTATCTGTTGAGTGGCTTGCGCCCCCCGCGAAGCAGGGGCGCAAGCCTTTTGTTATTTGGAAACTAAAACTCTGTCGCAGTTCTGACAAAGTTCTAGTCGTGATGGTGTGTAGAGATTGCACTCACTGCACACTGTGTTGAGACGAGTGAAGTATTGCTGGTCACTCTCTATGTAACGAAGACCTGGCAACCCCATAAAGAAGTTCTCTGTGGGTCTGTCTGCCATAGAGTTCCAGTCTTGTTTGAACTCGTATCTTTCTTGAGGTAGCCATTCGGCTGACTTCACGAAACTCTCGTGCTTGCACTCGAAGTTATTGCATTCGGTCAACGGTTTGCCACACTCGCTCATACCGTCAAGCGTTACCATTAGTGCGTGTGCTTGGATTGTGACTGGAGATACCCAGTCGTGACCTGATACTGGCTCAGTCTCTGTTGAGATAGTGCCTGCTCTAGATTCGGAGCGGTCACCAAAGACATAGTCCGTGGTGTCGTGTCCGTACTTGGTTTGTACGTCTACCCAGTCCTCATCCTCTGTGTCTAAGTCATCGTCATCTACTAGTGACTTGACTGCGACAATACGGTCAAAGAGACCTGCTTGTTTCATAACATCGAGGATGCTTGAGAGTTTCTCATCATCTCCGTATGTACTTAAATCAGTCATTATTTTCTCCTGTTCTGTGACTGATAGGATTCACCTAGAACCCATAGCAACGACCACACCACGCGAAGTCGGGGTGGTCGTCACTAAAGAACCTAGAATGGTGGTCTTTGTCTGTCGTATTGTGCTTGCATTTCCCAAGACATCTCGACAATCTGGCGCACGTAATCCTCACACTCACGGTTGAGCCTGAAGGTGCGGTAAAGAAGTCCTACAATTACTAGGACTAGAAGAAGGTCGAACCCATTGATTGTTGATAGCATTGTAGTTCCTTTCTGGTTGACATTAACTACAAACTATCTAGCAAGCTTTGCTTGCTCAGTCTTGTATAGGGGGTTAGGGTTAATTAGTCTTGATTAGACAGTCAACTACACAAACAGTCTAGGTCTTTGTCTTTAAACTAAACCATAGTTATAAGTACTACCCCCAGGGTAGTCACTGAGCTGGTAGGGGGGTACAAGCGGAGCGAAATGAAGGAGCGATAGCGACTGAATGTAGCGGAGCGAGAAGGATAATATAAGTTTAGACTTGACCCCCAGTTGTTAATAGCGTACGGAAGTAATACTGTAGAGTCTGTAATAATTTATAGTTAGTTGTTTGCCCCTAGTATTATTTATTTGTTTCCTTTATAACGATCTATGTGATTTAGGTAACAATCTGATAACAGAGCGTTACAAGTGTTCTGTAACAGGGTTAGTTATAGTGTAGGTTATTATATTAGCAAGCCTGCCTTATGGCTTGCCAGTTAATTGCAACCCCCTTTGGAGGGGTTGCTTACTATTACTATTATTAATACTAATAGTATTATTAGAATAATTAGGTTTATTATGGCTGCTAAAGCTGGAGATCAACACCATACCAGACTTCGGCAAATTGAAGATCAGAGAAAGTTTATTTCTTTTCTTAAGCAGGGCATCGATATGGATTCCGCCCTTGCTGCTGTGGGGAAGAAGAAGACCAGCCTAAGAACTTGGCTCCTAGATGGGGAATTCGCGGCGCAGGTCGAGGAAGCTTCCAACTTTGGGTCAGATGCCATTGCCGCCTCGCTAGGCGAGAATAAACATAAAATTGATTTTGCCACGTTCTCCAGAGAGTTCTTGAACACCGAGGTATTCCCTCATCAGCAAAACTGGATTGACGTTCTTGAGGGTCACGACCCGACGTGGCAACACCCTTCCATGACCTATGAGCCAGGTAACCGCCGTAGGCTTTTGATTAACGTGCCACCTGAACACGCCAAATCAACCACAATGACGGTTAACTATGCAATGTACAAAATTGCCCTTAACCCCAATATCCGCATTGTTATCATTTCTCAGACCCAGACCCGTGCCAAGGAGTTCTTATACTCCCTGAAGCAGCGCATGACTGAAGAGCCATGGCTTAAGATGCAACAGGTGTATGGACCCCCAGGGGGCTACAAGGAGACGGCAGACCAATGGACTGCAGACAGAATTTATCTCGAACGCGAATCAGGAGAGAAGGACCCGACGGTTCAAGCTCTTGGTATTGGACAACAGATCTACGGTACTCGTGCGGATCTAATCATCATGGACGATATTGTCTCAACGACAAACGCGCACGAATGGGAGAAGCAGCTCAACTGGTTGCAGAAGATGGTAGTTACCCGTGTGGGTTCGACTGGGACGCTGCTGATTGCAGGGACTAGAGTTTCTTCAATAGATCTATATAAAGAAATTAGGAATCCAGAGCACTGGACTGGCGGTAAGTCACCTTTCACTTACCTAGCCATGCCAGCTGTACTTGAGTTTGACGATAAGCCTGAGAAGTGGAAGACACTCTGGGCTAGGTCTGATAGACCGCTGGATGGGGCTGACGAGTTTGATGATCCAGAATTGCTTACACCCGATGAAAACGGGCACTTTGTAAAGTGGGACGGTAGGCGACTGTTTGACCGTCGTAGCGAGGTTAGCCCCTCCACGTGGGCACTTGTTTATCAGCAGCAAGATGTTGAGGAAGATGCAATATTTCCACTTCCTGTTGTGAACGGTTCAATTAACCGAATGCGTAAGGCTGGTAAACTAAACTTTAATGCGCCTGGACACCCTAAGCCAGAGGGTTCTTGGTTTATTATCATGGGACTTGACCCTGCCATGTCTGGCAAAACCGCTATGGTTGTCTATGCAATTAACCGAGAGACCAACAAGCGATACGTACTTGATGTGCATAACATGGCTGAATCTACGCCACAGAAAATTGATAGCTTAATCAAGGAATGGGTAGAGGAATACAAACCCCAAGAGTTGCGCATTGAAATCAACGCTTACCAAAAAGCTTTCTCTCTTGATAACGAGCTAAGAATGTGGCTTGCCAGCCGTGGTACGGCACTGCGCGAACACTTTACCAGCAAGAACAAATGGGATGTTAACTTCGGTGTAGCTGCCATGTCATCCTTGTTTGGTAGTATGCGTGATGGAAAGTACAATCGGGATAACCTTATTGAGCTTCCCGATAACTCTAATGAGCATGTTAAGGCTTTGGTTAACCAGTTAATTACTTGGAAAGCTGATACTAAAGGACCAACTGACTGTGTCATGGCACTGTGGTTCTGTGAGATTAGAGCAAAAGAATTAATTCAACAAAGTAATTTCAGAACGGCTCATGCAAATAACAAGTGGGCAACAAGAAGAAACGTTGCTATGCAAGGTGTTGTAAACCTTGACGAAATGGCAATGGAAACATTGTCAGGTCTATACTAGGAAATTAAATGGCATTATCAACTGAGCAAGTTACCCACAAGGTATTGGCTCTTACACGTCGTTACGCAGAGCGTGACTACCGAATGGCAGATATCACTGCTGTCCGCCGTGGCAACATGGAGTCCGTGTACCCAGATATGTTCCCAGAGGGCATGTCTCGTCCGATGATTGCCAACTTTGTTGATGTTGCTGCTCGTGACATTGCTGAAGTCCTTGCTCCACTTCCTTCGTTTAACTGTTCAACGCCAAGTATCAACTCTGATAAGGCAAAGAAGTTCTCTGATAAAAGAACCATTATTGCTAACAACTATGTTGAATTTTCTAGCCTTCAGACCCAGATGTATACAGGTGCTGACTGGTACTTAACCTATGGTTTCTTGCCAATTTTTGTTGACGCTAACTTTGACGCAAAGATGCCACACATCCGCATTGAGAATCCAATGGGTTCT